TTAGCCATGTTCTATGCAATACCCAAAATCACCAATAGAAAAAGAAAATGAAGTGGTTTTAGAAAGATAATGTGATAGGAAGTGTAAGAGGAGGTAACGAGCCTTCTCTTGCTTATAGAAAAAAAGAGCTAAAACCTTTATTTTATAAGGTTTTAGCTCTTTTTTGTTTTTCTCTACTTTTCTAAAAATGGAGACGGCGGTCGTATAACCTAGCCTGTAAACGCTGGTTTTATGGCTGTTTTTAACTGCTTGATGCAAAAATAATGCAAAAAAATTATACATACATTTGTTTCATCACTTCATTAACAGCATTACTTTCTTTTTGTTCCATCTCGTCTAAAATGTGTTGATAGGTTTGTAAAGTGGTTACAATATCCTTATGTCCAAGGCGACGAGATACATATTTTATATTTATTCCTTTATACAACATTATTGAAGCATGGGTATGCCTTAAACCATGACAAGTCAATTCTTTTGTACCGATCTTTCTACAGAATTTACGAAGGACTTTATTTACAGCTGTATTCGATACAAGTTCCATATTGTCATTCAAAAATACTAAATTATTTTCGTTGCGTAGACCAGATTTTAAATAATATTCTTTTTGATGTAACTGTAATTTCTTTAATAAATCGAGCGTATCATCATCAATAGTGATTATTCTTTTTGATTGATAATTTTTCGTATTAGAGAATGTATTTGTATATTTATAGTCCCATGTTTTATTTACTTTTACAGTTTTGTTCTTGAAGTCGATACAGTCCCAAGTCATGCCTATAATTTCTGAAAAACGGCAACCAGTCGCAATACCAAACAGAATAATAAATCGAGAAGTATAAGTGGGTTTTATACCTTCTAATATTTCGTGAACTAGATGGATAGACTCTTGATAATTCAAATATTTCAATTCTTCGTGCTTAGGATTCTTTTTGCCTATAGCTTGTACTCGATAGGTAGGGTCTCTATGAATAATGCCTTCTTCCAAAGCATCTTTAAGAGCAGCTCGCATATACGTATGATGTTTTTTTACTGAAGCTGTAGCGTGTGTTTCCCCATAGTCATTCAGGGCCTTTTGATATTCTTGTCGAGTCAATTCTTTTAATTTTGTGTCAGGGAAATATTTCTCACTAAAATCAACAGCCCGACGAATATCACCGTCATTGTCTTGTGATAACTTGCCTTTCCTGTATACTTCAAACCAATTTCGAAAATACTCATGAAATAATTTTTCGCCTTCTTTTAGTGAGTATCCTTTAGAATACCTAGCTTCAATTTCTGAGGCTGCCAATTGCGCTTCTTTTTTTGTTGAAAACCCATTGACGCTTTTTGTTTTATATCGGCCATCTTTATCTTTATAAGAGACTCGAAATTGCCATCCGCTTTTCAATTTTTTTATACTTGCCATTGTATCACCTCCAATACTTTATCGAAGTATTATGCATTTTTTATACTTTATATATTATGATATCAAAGTGTATTCATTGGTAAAGGAGAAAATTATTTTTCAAAATAGTTTAAAGCTAAATTGAAAATCTCTTGGTAGATTAGTTTAGTATCTTGTCGAATGACTCTGCCTTTATTTGCATGTGAAGCAAGATTTCTGAAATCAGCTGCTAGCATTATACGTCTTTTATCCCTTCTGTTAATAACTTCAGTTTTACGTAAGCGGCCAGTTAATTCTCCAAGTTCAGTAGTTTCATTTTCAGAAACAGGTGAATTTTCAAGTTCTAAAATACGTTTTATTAAAGTTTCCATAGCTGTTCCTGCTGTAGCAGTTGCTGCAAGATAAAGAGAATGATCATATGCTGCTAAACTCTCATTTATCGCATATTCAAAATCAGAATCGTTAACCATTTTAATTATTGGCTCGAAATCTAAATCTGAGTATGCATATTTAAAAGCATCCTTGGCATAATAAGAGGAAGGTAAATTTATATGACCTATAAATTTTCTAGCATCAGTCAGAAGTTTCTCTCTAGCCATATAACCTAACCATTCTTTTTGAGTATCGATATATTCCTCTACAGAAGTATCTCCCCATGCACCAATCAAGTAATTGTCGACAAAATTTGAAACTAGATATATATTTTTTATCCCAAACTCTTTGTTTAAAACAAAAGAGATGAAATCATGAGATTCGGAAAAGTGTTTAAAATCAGAATAATATGAGTTGGGTAATTCCCAAACATCATGTATAATACCAGTTCCTAAATTCAAGATAACAAAAAAGTTACTTGTAAGTATTCTTTGATCAGTCTTTACCAAATAAATATCAAGTCCTTTTAAATTTGCAAGCGGAAAAGCTTCGGGATTTTCTTTATAAGCTTCAGGATAGAGCAATAGCAGTCGTTCAACATACTCTTGTGAAAATGCCGGAATTATTTTTTTAATAAATTCCTTCTGTTCCATTTCGTTTAACAAATGATCACCTCATGATAAATTACGTTATATGTTTTAATGTATAACTAAAGCCCCTAGCATGAATCGAACATGCTAGAACTCACCAGAGAAGGGGATACTTATTGCTTCCACATGCCGTCCCCGAATGTAACAACATATGGTCCAGAACCTTTTGAAGAAAAGTAAAAAGTTATATTAGCTTTCATTCCGGCAGCTATATCATTAGGTATGTTATTTTGATAAGTGCTAGCATCAAAATCAGCTAATTCTGAATTGTTATCATACATAGCAAAATTTTGAACATTAAAACTGATAGGTGAACTAGTGGTATTCTCTACAACTGCTTTTACTTCCACTGGATGTTCACCATCTTTTGGTTCATGCAATTGGTGGTTAGGAGCATCTTCAGCAGAAATTACTGTGATTTTCTCACCACTACCAAACGTTCCAGATTCATTAAATTTCAAAGTATTGGATGAACCAGTACTATTTTCATCTGATTTGCTAGAATCGGAAGTTCCAAAAGCATCTAGTATTTCATCAAGCTGACTAGCTTTTGTGCTTAATTTTTTATTTTCCTCTTTTAAACTTGATACAGTTGTTTTTAATTTATTTACTTCTCCCGTGTTATTATTAGTTGATGAACACCCAGCTAAAATGGCAAAAGATATTAGTGATACCCCAAACAATTTACCTATTTTCATTTTTAAAATTCCTCATTTCTGTTATAATATTTTTATCAGCTAAATCTCGAAATGAGGTTGAAGTCCGTGTCCCCACACGGGCTTTTTTTATGCAAAATTAATTCTTCGTAGTTTATTAAACAAAAGAGTTCTTATACACTCTTCATAACGTGCATCAATATCAGCATCTTCTATAAAACGCATATAGTTAACTTGTTCAACAGTTAAACCAGTTTTAGACATATAATCATCTAAGAGATTGTCAATCATGAATACATCAGCTTCATGCTCCATTTTAGAATGTAAAGAAAAAGCTAAATTATATAATTGGTAGTTATGTTGATGTTCGCTAGCGTGGCCTAATTCATGAAGAAGGGTTTTTCTTTTATTCCATTCGTCCAAAGAATCTTTTAAAACGATGGTATTTATCGACGCAATATAATGTCCATCTGCATCTAAATCCTCTTTTTCTAAGATGATTACACCTAACTCTTTAACAATCATTTCAATTTGTTTCCTCAACAACAACACCTACTTATTTTTCTTCTCCAAATACGCTTCAATAATGCCTGACAAAATTTCTCTATCATTTTCAGTCAGCGGTTTTCCATCACTGCTCATAACAGAAGATAAAGCTTCCTCAACTGTTAGCTGTTTCTTTTCAACAGGATTTGGATTATCTGTTCTACCAAGTAAGTAGTCTACAGACACATTAAAATATTCTGCTACTTTTTCTAAATCCTTTGCTTTAGGAGAACTTGTTTTCCATTTATAAAATAAGTTCTCGCTAAATCCCAGTTCAAGAGCTAGTTGCTTAACATTTTTGTTTTTACTTTTTGCTAAAGATTTTATCCTTTCAAACAGTGACATAGAAGTATTCTCCATTCTAAAACAAATAAAAAGTATCTGTACTTATATTTTGACGTTGACAAATGTATAAGTTTGTATTATTATTTGTTTGTAAGTTAATTAGATAGAAAAAAGCGAACTAAAACACACCTTAATGCATGAAGTTTGGCGACCGAGTGCAAAATAAAGGCTTTGTTATAGGCTTATTTATCTATGGTTTAATAGTATATGTTCGGGTACTTTTTGTCAACACATTTTTCCAATTCTATCTAATTAACTTACCAACTACTAAAGAAAGGGGTAAATAACATGCCAGATACAACGACAGGCAGAACTAAAATTCGTGAATACTTTGATAAAAAGGGGATTTCTTTAGTCACTGTAGCAACATACTTCAATATTCCAAAACAAGACTTGAATGATTATCTTTCTGGGAAAAATCAAAGTAAAAAGGCTCATGAAACGCTAACCGCAATTATTGAATACTACAAAATTAGATAGGGGGTCATTAAGATGACGCAACTGATAGAATCAAAAATTTCAATTGAGATACCGTCTAATTTGATTCTGATTGAAAAGGCAAAGATTTTAGAATTAGAAAATCAAACCTTAATTGGTCAGACGTGGAATGCAAAAGATGTTACTAACCGCCTAGGTGGGAAAGATATACGTGACTGGAAACTCGTTTTCTATAAATATCGCGAAGAGGTAGATATAAGAAACGGCGGATTCGTAAAGTTCCCAACTAGTAAAGGGATGCCTTGGAAGTTTCATGCTAAGATGACCGCTCATTTTATAGATATTCATTGGAAAGAATTCATGGAGACGAAAGATCGTTTTTAAAGAAAGGATGATCACATTGAGAAAAATCTATCATTTAAGACGTATAGCGGCATTGCTAATCGTTTTTGGCTTGGGGCTTTTAGTAGGTGGCAATATTGGTCCATTAATCCAAAACATATATATAGCAGCTTTTATCATTTGGTTGCTCTACTACGATTTAGCGTTGGAAGATCGAGAAGTAAAAAAACAAAAATAAAGACCCACTTCGACGGCCATCAAAGTAGGTCAGTTACAAATATCAAATTCAAGGAGAGTGTACCACATGAATAGAAAAATTGAAAGAATGATTATTGAACTTGAAAAAGAATGTAAGGCACAGAATGTTGAACTTCTTCTATGTGCTACAAATTTTGAAACAGGCCAAGGAAGTACTGCGTTTTGTGGTTCAGTTATCGGGTTAGCTATACTCTTGCAAAAACTTGTAGGTGATCTAAAAGAGCAATTAAGTATAAGCGAATCTTGTGATTGTCCAGAATGCGTAGCAGAAAAAGCCGAAGATGCTGCAAATGAAAAATCTATGGATGAACTACTAACTGCATTTTTACGAGGTGAACTGCAATGATTGAAGTAAGAGGTTTAAGTGATGATGTTTACGAATTAATGTTAGCGAATGCTCAAAATAGAATTGTTCAATCAATTCGAACTGCAGCAACAAATGGTAATACAAGTTGTGTGGTGAATAGTAAAGGTCTTACATCAACGTTTTTATCTCAATTAGAAACAGAAGGATTTGATCACGTTGAACTTGAAGAAAACAAAACGAAAATATTCTGGGAGTGGTGAAAATGCCTGAATTTGATTCATTAGGAGCTAGACAAGAGCCGCCAGAAGAAAAAGAAGCATTAGAGCCAACATGGGAATATGACGAAGAAGAGGAGAATGGCAATGAGTAACGATTTAACACAAATAACACAACGATCTTTAGATGAACAAGTCATCGGAAATTTGAATAGATTGCAAGAGCAGGGATTAGAAATGCCACTAGGTTATAGTCCACAGAATGCATTGAAAAGTGCTTTCTTTGAACTAACCAACAATTCAGGAGGGAACCTTCTTCAGTTGGCAGCTAACAATCCAGAAACTAAAACATCTATTTCTAACGCCTTGCTTGATATGGTCATCCAAGGATTATCGCCAGCAAAAAAACAATGTTATTTCATTAAATATGGAAATAAAGTTCAGCTTATGCGCTCATATTTCGGAACCATGGCTGTATTAGATCGAGTAACAGGAGGGGCAGAAATCACGCCTGTTGTAGTAAGGGAAGGCGATGTATTTGAAATTGCTATGGACGGTCCCGACTTAGTTGTTGCTAAACATGAAACATCCTTCGAAAACCTAGACAACGACATTAAGGCTGCTTATGTGGTCATTAAGCTAGCAAATGGTAAAGAAGTAACAACGGTCATGACAAAGAAACAAATTGATAAATCATGGAGCAAAGCAAAAACAAAAAATGTTCAGAATGATTTTCCAGAAGAAATGGCAAAAAGAACTGTCATCAATCGAGCTGCTAAATATTTAATCAATACTAGTAACGATAATGATTTATTTGTGCAAGCTGCTAAAGACACGCTCGAAAATGAATTTGAACGAAAAGATGTGACACCAGAGCGAGAAGAACAAACAGCGGTACTCGAAGAAAAAATATTTACCAACAATAAAAAAGTTATTGAGCAAGAAAACGATATTGAACAAGCCAAATCAATTGAAAAAGAAGAATTAACGAAAGTGGCGGACCAAATTTTAGAAGAACCAGTTCAGGAAACTTTAGATGTGATGGCTGGTTATGAAACCAATCAGAAAGAGAGTGAAGCTGATGTCTCAACGATTGAAGAAGACGATTATCCTTTCTGACGAAAATTATTATTCAACTGAAGCCGACTTGCATTATATGTCGGTTAGTCAATATAAAAAATTTCTTGAATGTGAAACTGCAGCTCTTGCCAAGTTAAAAGGTGAATGGACACCAGAGAGTGATCCAAAAGCCTTGCTAGTTGGTAATTATGTTCATTCTTACTTTGAATCACCAGAAATTCATGAAGCATTTAAAGAAGAAAATAAAAGCAAGATGTTTTCTTCAAGAAAACCGTTTGGTCTACTGAAAGATTTCCAAATTGCGGAGCAGATGATTGAAAGATTAAAACAAGAAGAAGCCTTTTTAAATATTTATCAAGGCGAAAAAGAAGTGATCGTCACAGGTGAAATTGGCGGTGCAATGTGGAAAGGGAAAATCGATTGTTTAAATTTAGAAGAAAAGTATTTTGTAGACATCAAAACAACCAAAGATATGCATGAGAAGAAATGGGATGAACGTTTAAACAGAAAAGCAAACTTCATTGAACGCTTCGGTTACGTGTTACAAATGGCTGTTTATTGCGAACTGCTTCGGCAACAATATGACAAAAATTTTCTTCCTCTCATTGCAGCCGTTTCGAAACAAACACCTAGTGAAGCAAAACTAATCACTCTTAGCGAAGAAAAAATGATTTACGAATTAGAAGAATTAAAAGAAAACATCGAGCATGTTGTGCGAGTGAAAAACGGCGAAGAAGAACCAGTTAGTTGTGGGATTTGTGAATATTGTAGAGGACACAACAAAATTACAAATTTTACCAGTATGGACGATTTATAGGAGGTGCATAACGAATGAATACTGGATATATAAAATTGTATCGGAAAGTGACCAATTCATTCGTTTGGACCAACGCTAATATGTTTAAACTTTGGTCTTTATGTTTAATGAGGGGGAGCCATAAAGAAAGTAGATTTATTTTTAATGGTCAAGAGATAGCCGTGTCCAGCGGTCAATTCGTCACAGGGCGCGCCGTTATTGAGAAAGAGTTCAATGAAGGTGTTCCACGTGACCAACAGATTGTCGGGCGTACGTTATGGAGATGGTTAAAAAAATTTGAAAACGAGCAAATGTTGTCCATCTCATCAACACCGAAATACAGCGTTATAACAATAAATAATTGGGATGACTATCAAGTCAATGACCAACAAGTGTCCAACAACCGTCCAACAAGTGTCCAACAGTTGTCCACATACAAGAATGAAAAGAATGATAAGAATGAAAAGAATATTAATAACAACAATAAAGGGTCGTCCATTCGTTCAATTTGGGAAAACAACGGATTTGGATTGATGTCGTCTAAAACTATGACCGATTTTGATTATTGGATTTCTGATTTTGAAAAAATCGGAGCTAGTCAAAAAGATGCTGAACAATTAATTGTTAAAGCTATTGAAATTGCTATTGATGCAAACGCAAGAAACTATAACTATATCAATGCCATATTGAAAGATTGGGAACAAAGAGGGTTCAAATCTGTTGATGAACGAGAAGCGGCAAGGAAGCAAAAGAATACAACCAAGCAACAGAAATCAAATACAGGTCATTCGGATTACGATGATCTTGGATTTTAGGAAGTGAAAGAATGCAGTCAGCATCAGATGGATTTTCAAAAATGATTAAAACGTTGCTTTATATTACACCTGATCCATGTCCAGAGTGCAATGGAAATCTTTATGCTTGGCGTGCAAAAAACAAAGATGGGTCTGATAGGTGTCCGCCAACTTGCATGAAATGTGGATATAAAGCACGCAAAAAAGCAGAAGATCTCGAAACAGAGAAAATGTTTAACGATAGTTTGAAAGCCAGAGCGATTAATTACTTGAAATATAGCTCGCTTTATACCGACAAAAAATTAATTAATTGTCGTTTTAAAACATACAAAACAGTAGACACAGAAACCAAGCTTGCTTTTGAAATTGCAAATCGAGCCACAACTGAAATTCTTTTGAATAAACCAATTCATATGATTCTTTCAGGCAAAAGTGGTGTTGGGAAAAGTCATTTAGCTATGTCAACGGCTTGGGAAGTGTTGGAGAAATCAAACTATGATAAACGCTGCCTGTTCATTAGCTATGCGGAACTCTTAGAACAGCTAAAATTTGCGATGAATGATGAGCAAGCCAGAAAAGAAATAACAGGTAGTTTGATGGCAGAAATCAAAAGCGCAGATTTAGTTGTTTTGGACGACTTAGGGGCCGAATTAGGTGTTAAAGGGAATGACAGTACCAACTTCAATAATGACACCTTAAACCGCATTGTAGAGGCTCGGCAGAATAAAGCAACAGTGTTTACTACCAATTTAACTGGTAAAGAAATGAGTCAAGCCTATGGTGAGAGAATCCTTTCTCGCATCATGAGTAATTCACAAGGATTCGTGATGAAAATTGAGGGGACATCAGACAAACGAGTAGCAGGCATCTAAAATATTATTTTTAGCGAATATATTCAGCGTAGAGCAGTTTTACAATCAAGTGAATATAAATAGATATAAAGAAAGAAAAACGGCTTAAAACGCATTTTAAAGCCTTAAAAACAAATTGATAGAAAGGGGAATCATTCAATGCCATATGTAGTGAAAATTTCAGCCTATCTTGGCAAAGATGGTCGACCAGTAGCCAATTTAAAAGATGCTGTGCTATTTGAGCATAAAGAGACAGCAGCTATCGCAACAATCGTATCTGGCGGAACCGTTTCAGAAGTAAAGGAAGCCATTATAATGCCAGAAAAACCGAAGAAACATATAGGGAAATCTATTAAACGGGTTGATAAGAAGGAACCGACCGAAAAAGCTACCAAAAGTAATCAAGCCTGGATGAAAGGGGCTAAATAAGAATGAAGTGTGTTAGATGTCAAGATCAGCGCGTGATTTGGGGCAAAGATAGATTCAATTATGCAACACCTATTCCATGTCCTGAATGCAATAAAGATGGAAAAGCAGTTCGAGCGGAAACAGCGACCAAGGAAAGGGAGTTAAAACAATGCAATCACCAACAGCCCTGAATAAGCGAGGAAATAAAGTCACGATTGATGGTTACACATTTGATAGCCAGAAGGAAGCTAACTTTTATACAAAGTTTGTCAAAAATTGTGGGTTACCTTTTGAAGTTCATCCGCGTTTTAAACTAACCGAACTTACACCAACTGCGGATGGTATAGGCAAAATTTCGGCGATAGCTTATTCACCTGATTTCATCATAAAAAACTTAGATGGAAGTTGGAGACATGTCATTGATATTAAAAATTCTTTTGGCGTGTATGGCATTGACCAATCCGTTAAGCTTCGTTTTCGTCTATTTGCCCTTAGATATGGTCATCCAGTTGAAGCGATTGTTGTTCGTGCTAGAGATTTTAAAGTGATCACACAAGGCGTGACTAAGCCTTTAAACGAAAAAAGACCATTCATAACCGATAATTTCGATTACGAATGGAAAGATGCAACTAATTATTAAACGAAAGTAGGAAAATAAAATGACAAAACAAGTAAATTTCAGACCAGAAGTGAAAAAAGTGACATCTAAATCAAACGGAAATATCGAAGTGCTATTAGTGGTTAGCAACGCTTCATTAAAAGGAAAATATGAAAGTTTAAACGAATTTTTAGGCAAAACAGTATCAACGACCATTGAGCCAGAAACAGTAGAATACAAGGTACCAGTTAACAAGCAGACCAATAAGCCGAATGTCGAATATATTGTGAATAATGATGGGACAGTTGAAGTTCTAAAAGAAGAACAAACTTCTTTAGAAATGGGCGATGATGTGCAAGAAGTCGAAGAAGTTGCTGTGCAAGTATCGAAAGAAACCATTGACGAATTCATCAAGAAAGCAACCACAATCGAATGGCCAGAATCAGTAACAATCAACGTTCGTGGCGTGTTGCATCGAATCGATGAAGGGGAAGCGCTAGAAGAAATTGCAGATGATCATGATGTTTCAGTTGAAAATCTAATCAACCAAGTTGAACTTGCACGCCAACATTTTGCACCGTTTGCAGATTCTTGGAGCAAAAACAAAGAGAACATCATTTTCCCTGAAAAGACAGTTGAAGATGATGAAGAAGAAATCGAAGAATAATCTCGTAGAAAGTGAGTGTTCATTTTGCTTGAGATTTATTATACGCCAACATCCGCAATAATTGCGGATGCATTGGCTAAAACATATGAGGTCGTTTCTTTAGACAAAGCTAGAAATATTGCCAAGAAATTTAAGGCTAGTTTAAAGCAGAAAACTGACCTTTATGTGATTGAGGGAATTTTGATTGATGCTGGTTATAAAAAAGAGCCAGTGAATTTGTGAGAAAAATGTGATGAAACTGGCGTCAATATACAAGCGGTGTTGCCACACGAGGTCCTTTATGAATTAAATAAAATGATAGGCGACAGTCTGAAATTTTAGGAGGAACAGCGATGAATAAACAAGAAAAAGAAGATTTAATTCAAGCGCTCTATGATATCGGAGGATGCGATGTAGAAGATGAATGGTCAAGAGGTTATGACGACGGAGTAAATGCAGCAATTGAGGTCGTAAAAGAGATTAAAGTACAGGAAAAAGCCATTGTTCCAAAGTTTGTGGCGTATTGGTTCGAAGATAATTTTGAAGAGTTAGATTGGGAACTTGGTGGTGTTTTAATAAATGCTTTTAATACAAATAGAAGTGAGAGAAGTGATTTTCAAGATTGGCTTGTCGATACCACGAATTATCCAATTGAAACATTGATAAGAATGAAGTTGTTTGGCTACGAAGTCGAGAAAGAGCCAGCCATTCACGAGCTTAAAATTTTACCAGAATATTTTGAAGCGGTTGTTTCAGGTAATAAACGTTTTGAAATCCGTAAGAATGACCGTAACTATAAAAAAGGCGACATCTTACGCTTAAATGAATATCAAGACGGACAATATACAGGTGATGTCCATGTCGCAGAAATAACGTACATTACAGATTATGCCCAACAAGATGGCTATGTAGTGCTGGGGATTAAGTGAGGAGGATCAATAAATGAAACGTAACTGGAAAAGTGTAATAAATAAAGTTAGTGGCATTGCAATAATGATTCTTGTAGCAAAAGCAACCGTGAGCCATTTCGTGTATGGCAATGACATAACAAGCAGTGACTTCGTTTATTTCCTTTCATGCTCGTTTATTTTGGGATTAGGGCTATATTTAGGAGGTTCCTGTGTATGAGTTATCCAGAAGTTTATATTTTAGTACGACAAGTCGATGGCGTTTATGTTGAGTATTCAGAGCCATATTATTCAAAAATAGAAGCTGAACTTGATAAGCATCACTATGAACTGGGTCAATCAATGTCAGATGATGCTGGTTCTTTGAAAATTTTAAAGTATGGCAGACCGATTACAACAAAAAAACAGCCACGAATGGCTGTTTAAATCAATTGTACATTAGTTCATTGCACCTGTCGTTTGCTTGAACGAGGGTACTGAATTTTTCAATGTCAATATCTAATATCGATAAACATAGTTCAATATTTCTTAGTTCTTTTAAATTTAATACGGCGTAAAAATGTGGAATCAAAAAATTGAGAGGAGTAACTTTTTGCGGTAGATTTGCTTTAATACGGGAAGAATACAGTCGATAGTTCAAGCTATAAACTTTGACGGGATAAAAATTAGTATTCATACGAACACCTACTTTCTGTCACTATTTAAGAGTAACATGAAATGTTAGTAATGTCGGTTACAAAATGTAAATATAAAGAAACCTTAACAAAAATATTTTAGATAGAGTAATATAAAAAAGCCAACCGACCACTGGTTGACTAAGAAGAATATTTTACCAGAAAAGTGGTAGCTTGTGATATGTGAGGTTACTTTACCCCAAACATTGGTCACAATAAAAATATTTTATCATGAGTAAAGAAAGCTGCCAATAAAAAAAGCCGGATTCCTCCGACCATGGGTAATATTCTCGACACGAATATTATACCATAGGGGGAATCAAAGGATGGTACTTTTTGACGTAAAGAAATATGAAACACCAGATGCAAAGGACGTAGATATGGAGCAAACTAAACATAACGTCAGTGTATTCCTGTCTGCCTATCTTGCTGCTAGATGTCGTGTTGGCCAGCCGAGGGAACCAAAAGTAACAGCTTCATTCTCTTTGGTTCCACCATCGACGGCCAATAACACTTTTGAAGCCGAGCAAATGTTAATCCAGAAAGAAGAAGCCCAAGAAGAGTTCGATTATTTGCATAAGCTTTTTGTTAGAGGTTATTCTGCGATTCAGCATCCGCACAAACCAGATGTTACCGAGCGAAGAAAGAGAATCTTCTATGACCGTTATATCAACGGCAATCCGATCTATCTAGCAGCGCAACGGAATTGCATCAGCGAAGAATCAGTGAAACAAGAATCTAATATGATTATTGTTCAATTTGCTTCAGCATTGGAACTGGTTGCTTTTAAGTAGCCATTTATTACACTTTTTATACCTCTTTTATACACTTCATATACCTTCTAAACGGGTTATTATGATAGTGTCAAAAAAATAAGAAATGCGACACACTTACACAAAATTTAAACGGAACGATTGCCTACTTATTTTTTTGATTTGAGATTACAAGAAAGTAAAAAAATCTACTTTTTTCGTTTAGTCACTTGTGATCTCATTTAGATTCTCTCGCAAACCACAAATTAAAACTAAAGAAGTGAGGTGAATTTCCTCTCTCTTTTTCTACAGGTTTGCGAGTGTTTATTTATAGACTTGCAAATATCCATTGAAATATATTTTTTTATGTTCAATAATATAAAGAGATATTAAACATGGAGGCTAAAAGTATATGATATGTTTACAGGTGTTTTTTTATTGGTTGTTTGCTAAAACGATAAATTATTATTCGAGTCTAAATGTCTTAGGTATAACTGGAGGGAACATATTTTTTGATAAAGATGGAACCTTTCAATGGTCGAGTATAGCAGCGTTAGTCAGTTTTGTTGCAGCATGTTTGACATTTGTAGGGGTCTTTATTAACGTCAGTACTCAAAAGAAAATAGCAAAACAACAAATAGACGCTAATTTAAAAGCAAAAGCCAGAATAAAATGGATACAGGAAGTAAGAGAAATCTCGGCTAGGCTTATTACTAATTTTTCTGAATTAAAAAAAGATCAAACTAATTTCAAAGAAAAGTATATTAACATTAGTAGAGATGCGGAACTATTAAAGTTATATTTTGGGTTCTATGGGCCTAAGGAAAAAACAACTCTCGATTACGATATATTATTTAATACTGAAAGCAATGACAATAAAAACCAATATATATTTGATTTTATTGATTCTATGTTAGATGATTTAAACGATGAAAGTTTTGATAAATATAATTTATACTTAAAAAAATATGAGGAATATAAGGAAAAGCTCGCCGAATATAACAAAGCTATAGAAAAATATTGTGATGTGCAAATCGATAAATACGGGAATCCAGAAATTGTTCCAAAAAAAGAACACGAATCTGAATATGACTATTATTTTGGTTGGATTCAAGAATTTAGACGCAAAAATAGCTCCTATTATAGTTACATACGAGAATATGATGAGAAAGGAAAAAATTTTGAACAAATTATTTCTATATATCTAAAAATAGAATGGGATAAAGCTAAAGAAGGACAGTAATAAATGATTATAGATCACTCGCTGAGTGATCTTTTTTATAAAAAAGATATTCGTATTTAATATAATAAAACAGAAAGGTGCTGATTAAATGAAATATTTGGAAGAATATAGTGTATTGATATTAGGGGGGATAGGAACAATTTTATTAGGGATAATCGGCAGGTTTATCCCCTACGGTAATGAGTCGTGGAATTTTCTATTTGAAAACTTAATCTGGTTCCCAATAGAACTAACTGTTACTCTCTTATTTGTTGAGCGAATTATCGATGAGAAAAATAAAAAAATTGAAAATACTAGAGAATTTAATCAGTATTATTCTATAGCTGAACCAGACTTAACTGAATTAATCTATGTTATGAAAGTACAAGTTATATCTATTTATACAGGTATTTTCGCTACAGATTTGGAACAAGTTAAAAAATATATGGAAGAGTTAGATGCAAATATAGATATGTATATTAATATAGAAAAGGTACGTGAAGGAAGAAAAATATATATAGTAAATCCTCAAGATTTGTTTAATCCAGAAGAAAGATATTTATCTTTTTATAATTCATTAGAACAATATTCGGGCAAAATCATTCCTTTAATTGAAAAGCATCTATCTTTGTATGTCAAACTAATTCCTGTAGATATATTTCAATTACTAACGAGACATACTCAGAGGTTAGAAGAAAATATTTTTAGCTCTTTAAATGACAACTCAGTACAAGCTAGAAACATTTTGTTGAATAGAGAAAGACAAGGGGAGGTAAGCTTAATAGAGTATCAAGAATTGGCTGAAGTGTTGAAAGCTTTTTACCAAGATACTATTAATGATATAAGCAAAGTTGAGAAGATTATAGAGGAAAGAAATAAATAACTGTTTATAAAGAATACTACTGTTTATACAGTAGTATTCTTTATTTTGTAGAAAGGAAAGATGTATATGCATAAAAATGAACAAATCAAAAACCAACAGTTGCAGTTACTAGAAATCATGAAGAAGGTTCGTGAAGAGAAAGATATAGATGCGCTTGCAGAATTGTTTATTGAAATCATTTCAGTATATGGGATGAAGATGGACGAGACATCAGCGTTGCTTTATTATGTCCAGAAAGAAACGCTTGAAGAAGATCACAATGCACAGTTCTTAAATGAACGATTGAAACTCGATGTTAAGTCGCTAGGTGTTGAAGGTGTGCTGCAAGTACAACGTGCGTTGGTTAACACTTACCTTTCTAATATTGCCAACAATGATTGATGTATCATCCAAGCAAGCACGAGCAAAGTTCTATGGCTCATCAGAGTGGAGAAGATTAAGACAGCGGTGTTTAGAGCGGGACCATTACGAATGCCAGTGGTGCAAACAAGAAGGTAAGTTAACAACTCAATATGATTCTATTCTTGAAGTGGATCACATTAAAGAGGTGGAGTATTATCCGCAGTATGCCTTGGATATAGACAACCTAAGAACATTGTGCAAGGACTGTCATAATAAACGGCACGGTAGATTTAACTATAGAGAATCGAAAAGAAAAAGAAAGTGGGATGACGAATGGTGGTAAACATGGAAGAAGTAAGAGCATCTGCGTTTTTCATGATTAACAACCATCAACACAACGAAATAAATGAAAGGCTAGGTGTGAAATACATAGCACGAGCTGAAGTGTTTTTTTCACCTTGTAAATGGAAAGAACAGAGAAACGAAGTTGTGGAAAATGATTTGCAAAAATCAACCGAAAATGGGGGATAATATACCCCCCCCCCGTCGAAATATTTTGCCATAAAGTGGGGACTGCGGGAACCGGTGGATGGGGTCAACTGTCTAAAAATATACGTTAAATTTTTTTATAGGGGGGTGATTGCTATTGAAAATGGCAGACTTGAAAAAACAGTTGATGAGTCAAATTGACGAAAACGATCAACTAGAAGTTGAAAAAGTCGAGAGATACCTTGATTTAGTAAAGCTTTATAAAAAAATGAATTCGTCTATTTCTAAGTATGGAACGATTGTAGAGTTTGAAAACGGAGCGCAGAAATACTTAAAAATCAATCCAGCAATCGCCGAAAAAGTTAAAATTTCACGTGCATTGATTGCTTTAGGAAAAGACCTTAATTTAGATGAATCAACAAAAATAGTGACTAGCGTTGACGATGATAATTATAGCGAGAGTGACTTAGTATGATTAAGCAAAAACATGTCGATTACTATATACAACAATATAAAAAAGGTGAAATAAAACTTAATAAAGAAAGAATTGAACTAATAGAGTATCTAGAAAGAGATATACTTTCAAGAGATGATATATATTTTAATGACAAAATGATAGACGATTGCATCAATTATGGTGAAAAATGGTTTTTTGAATTACAGCCATTTCAAAAATTTTTGATTGCTTTCGTCTTTTTGTATTTTAAAAAGAATAACAGAAATTTTTATCGTAAATTTCTATGGATGTTCGGCCGTGGTGGCGGTAAAAATGGTCTTCTTTCTGTCGTTCTTAATTTTTTACAAACTGAATTACATGGAATTCTAGATTACAATATTTCGATTGTTGCGAATTCAGAAGATCAAGCAAAAACTTCTTTCGAAGAAATTTACAATACAATCAAACGAAATAAAACACTTCAAAAAGCTTTCGAGTATGGGAAAACAGTTATAACCTCTAAAAAAACTGGTAGCTATATAAGATTTAGAACGTCGAATGGCGATACTAAAGATGGTTTAAGAGATGGAGCGGTGGCTTTCGACGAAATTCACCAATACCCTTCGAACAAAGATGTAAAAGTGCATATTTCTGGATTAGGAAAAAAGCCGAATCCTAGAGAATTTTATGTAGGAACAGATGGATATGTTCGAGAGGGATTTTTAGATTCTCTTAAAGAAAAAGCCAAAAGAGTGTTAAACGGTTCTAGTCGACCTAATGCTATTTTCCCTTTTATTTGCAAATTAGATTCAGAAGACCAAGTGACAGAATCAGAAAACTGGGAATTAGCAAATCCGATGTTTCATCAACCTTTATCAGAATATGCCGAGAGCCTTTTAGAAACTATTTTTGAAGAATATGAAGACTTAGAGGACGATCCGTCAAATAGAGAAGAGTTTATGACTAAAAGAATGAATTTACCAGTTACAGATTTAGAAAGATCAGTGGCTAGTTACGAAGAAATAATGGACACCAATCGTCCTTTACCAAATTTAGAAGGTAGACAAGCAATTGGATGTTTGGACTTTGCTAGCTTGCGAGATTTTGCCGCATGTGGTCTTTTATTTAAAGATAAGGATGACTATGTTTTTAAAACACATTCATTTGTTAGAAAGCAATTTGCAGACATATATTACGGATACTCTAGGAAAGCATCAGAACAAACAAAAGAGCGATTCGCACCGATAAAAGAATGGGAAAACAAAGGATTATTATCTGTAGTTGATGGAGCTACAATTGAGCCACAAACAGTGGTCGATTGGTTTGTTGAACAACGATATAAATACGGAGTTACAAAAATTGTTGCCGATAATTTCAGAATGGATGTATTGAGACCGTTACTAATAGCTGCGGGATTTGAAGTGGTTGTGATAAAAAATCCTAGAGCAGTCGATAGTTTGCTTGCACCGAGAATAGAAACGGCGTTTGCTAATAGACACATCATTTTTGGAGAAAATCCGTTAATGCGGTGGTACACGAATAATGTATTAGTAAAGACAAACAATGATGGAAATAAGACGTACTTAAAAAAAGAAGAAGTTAGAAGGAAAACAGATGGATTTAAAGCATTTGTATGCGGTATGTATTTAGCAGATGAACTCACAGATTATAATTTTGAAGATGCATTCGATATATTAGAAGAATTAGACTTTTAAGAGGTGATAGTTATGTATAAACCACAATGCCTAAATATTGTTAGGGCAACGAAATCAGCTTATGGAAACAATATTGCATATTTCAAAAAGACATTCGTTACTCATAACGGCTATAAATGGGATGTGCCAGCAAAAAAAGAAAATAAATCGGGTCGTCATTTTTTAGGAAAAATAAAATAAATAGTACTAGATGTCGACGGAAAGGGGGTGAATGAGTGAGTTTATTTGACTTGTTAAAAGGTACGTCAGCTAAAAACAAAGCTATTCAAGAAATGTTGGATTTTGAGTTTATAAACGACGTATCTACTAGAGCATACTTAAAGCGCTGGGCTTTAGATTCTGTTTTAAATTTTGTCGCTAGGACCATGTCAACGATGCAGGTACAAATAAGAGGTGCCATGAAAGAAGAATGGGACTATCTACTAAACGTACGCCCAAATAAAGACATGTCAGCGAATGATTTTTGGCAAAAATTCTTTTATACACTTTTAAAAAATAACGAAGTGTTAGTAGTTGTTTCCGATGATAATCAGTTATTGATTGCAGATGATTTTTATAGAAATGAATATGCACTCTACGAAGATACGTTTTCGGAAGTAACTATAAAAAACTACACCTATCAGAGAAACTTTAAAATGTCTGAGGTTATTTACCTTCAATATAACAATGAAAAATTAGATAAGTTCACCGATGGTCTATTCAATGATTATGGTGAGCTTTTCGGTCGTATCTTAGAAGTTTCTATGCGAAATAATCAAATTCGAGCAGGTGTTTCCATTGATCAAACAGGTAGTTATGGAGATAAAAAGGACGGAAACGGAAGAACCGATCAAGAAAAAATACAGGCATTCGTTAATAAGATATACAAATCTTTTAGAAATAACTCGGTAGCAATAGTTCCACAACTGAAAGGTTTTAAATACGAAGAGTACACAAATAAAACGGGCTCGTCTAATCAATCTTTGGAAGAATTGGACCAAATGAAAAAGTCATTAATCAATGATGTTTGTCGTGCCATTGGTGTTCCTTCTGCATTAGTACATGGAGAAATGGCCGATCTAGAATTTAATCTAAAAGCCTATCAAAAACTTTGTATTACTCAATTGAAGGACAAACTACAATCAGAACTTAATAATAAAGTTTTGGAAAAATATGAGTACCAACAAGGTGTACGAGTGGTAATCATGAATGTTCTTAAACGTGATCCGTATGAACAAGCTGTACAAATTGATAAATTAATTGCTTCTGGAGTATTCACGCCTAACCAAGTGTTAATTGATTTTGAGTATGAAGAATCAGAGGAAGCATTTATGAACGAGCATCATATTACTAAAAACTATGAAAAATTGAAAGGGGGTGAAGATGAAGATGACAGTGAAAATCAAAGTTAATGGGCCAATCATTTCTAATGATGATAAATGGTTCTATGAGTTGTTTGACATGGAAGCAACATCCCCGAACGATGTTTTAGATTTGTTACCTGCAAATAATGAAGATGTTGAAGTGACTATCAATTCATATGGTGGACTTGTGGATATGGGAAATGAAATATACACAGCTCTGCGTTCTTATGAGGGTCATGTGAAAGTAAACATTGTAATGGCTGGAAGTGCTGCAAGTATAATTGCGATGGCTGGTAACACAGTTGCCATTAGCCCAGTTGGTCAAATTATGATTCACAATGTCTCGATGGGGGTTGGCGGTGATTATCACACAATGGACAAAGCAAGTGAAATTTTACAGAAAGCCAATAATTCTTTAGCTAATGCATATGCTTCAAAAACAGGTAAAGCCAAAGAAGAAATTTTAGCGTTAATGGATAAAGAAACATGGCTAACCGCAGAAGAAGCTGTTGAAAATGGTTTTGTGGATGAAATCATGTTCGAAAATACCGAACGCCCATTATTGGTTGCTGATGGTGGAAGTGGTCTTATTTCAAAAGACATTATCAATGAAGTGAAAAAACTAAAAAATCAGCAGAACGAACCAGTAGTAATGGTCAATAAAAAAGAATTAAAAGAAATGATTGCTGAAGCAATCGTAGAAGTGAAGCAAAACGAAATTACAATTGAACAAACTATCGAACCCAAAGAACCCACGAACGAATCGCCGTTTGCTAGGTTCTTATTTTAATACACATTTTTAGGAGGAATTTAAATATGACAATCAATTTAAAAGGAATGGTCAATTATCAAGAAAAGCGTAAAGCTTTTATTGAATCTGTAAAAAATGGCGATCCACAGGAAAAACAAAATGAATTATATGAAGCATCTATGAATGCTTTAGCAGAAGACATGGTAGCCGAAGCAAAAAAAGAAGCTCGTATGGAAGCAGAAGAATTTATCAATGCTTCAAAAATGGATAAAGACATTACGCCCAAAGAAGTTAAATTCTTTAACGCGGTCACTGAAACAGGCTGGAAAGATGAAGAACTACTTCCTGAAACAACAGTGGATGAAATTTTTAATGATTTAACAAGAGAACGTCCATTATTAAAAGAATTAGGCTTAAAGTACACAGGTTTACGCTTGAAAATCTTGAAATCTGATCCAAAAGGTGCCATTGTTTGGGGTAAAATTTATGGCGAAATTAAAGGTCAGTTAGATACAACCTTCAGCGAAGACGATGCAAAACAAAGCAAAGCAACAGCATTTGTTGTATTACCAAACGATCTATTAGAATATGGTCCTGTTTGGATTAAACGTTATGTAACTACTCAAATTAAAGAGGCATTTGCTGTTGGCTTCGAAGATGCTTTCCTAAATGGCGATGGAAACGATAAGCCTATTGGTTTAACTCGTGACTTAGCAAATGGAACTACTTCAAACGGCGTGACTACTTATCCAGAGAAAGAAGCAGCAGGAACTTTAACTTTTTCTGATGAAAAAACAGCAATTAAAGAATTAAAAGAAATGCGTAAATACCATTCTGTTAAAGAAAATGGCAAACGTATTTCTGTCGCTGGTAAAGTAGTTATTGTTGCGAGCCCAGATGAAGCTTTGGATATTGAAACAGAGTTTACTTCTCGTAATGCAATGGGGGACTGGGTTACGAAATTACCGTTTGGATTGCGGATTGTGGAATCTGATTTCCAAAAATCTGGAAAAGTTACCACTTTTGTTAGTGGTCGTTACGATGCATTTGCTGCAGGAGCATTAGTGATCAAAGAATACGATCAAACATTAGCTTTAGAAGATTGTCGTTTATTCACTGCAAAACAATTTGCGTTTGGTAAAGCACAAGACAACAAAGTTGCAGCTGTATGGACATTATCAATTAATGGAGACCCAGAGACGGGGAAGTAGCAATCCCCGTGATTGAAAAAGTCACGCCAACAACAGACGGGGCTGTTGTAAATCTGAAATAACAGGGGAGGGATTCAATGACTAATGAACAAGCATTAGAGTTAGCCAATCTGAACCTAGAAAAATTTAAGAAGCGGATGAAAATTTTTGGAACGTCGGAAGATGAATCGTTAACGGAAATTTTAGCCGCTTCTTTTTTGCGCCTTGATTCTTTGATCAATCCAGTTAAACCAGAAAGTGATTTAACCTTCATAGAACTTGTATTTGAGCGCAGCCGATATGCCTATAACGATTCATTAGAGTTTTTCGAAACAAATTTTCAGCCAGATATATTAGCGCAGTCTTTAAAATATGCGGAGGTGTTCAACGATGATACACCCTAATTATAAAAAGCCTAAAATTAATAGTGGTAGTTTGAAAACACGTGTAGAATTTTGGGGATTTGTTCCAAATGATGGACCAGAGCCAGGAGAAGAAAAAAACGAAAAGCTATATGAATGCTTTTCTTTAGCTTACAATCCATCAATGAAAGACATGGAAATATTGAACGCAAAAGGAACTAAAGAGGGGCTGACAATTAAAATCCGGGATCCACACCAAGACTATATCCCTAGCAACAAACATAAAGTTGTTATTGACGACTATAGAGCTTTACCAGTGGGCAAAGAATGGGAAATCGTAGATGTTTCACCAGATTTTGAAGATAACCGTTTTATCAAGATTGTTCTAGGGATAACGTCATGAGCGAAGTGACAGGGTTAGAAGAAATTCTCAAAAATATGGAAGATAAACTAGGTCAAGCACGAGTAAATAGAATTTCAAACAAAGCTTTAAAAAAACAAGGCGAAAGAAACAAGCAGACTGTTAAAAAATACATGGCTAGTTATATAGATTCAGGAAAAACGCATGACTTAGTTATAAGTAGTGGTGTGAAAAGTAATCCAAAACGAGTTGAGACTGGCTGGGCTTCAAAGGAACGTGCGCCTATCGTCCATTTAAATGAGTTCGGCTATACGCGCTATGGTACTTATGTACGACCTCGTGGAATGGGAAAACTACAGGCTGCAGCTGATGAAATTCAAGCGAAAGCATTTGGAGAGATGAAGTCGGATATGGAGGAATTAGCTAAATGAAAGATATGATGATGGAAGTTTACAATGCCTTGATTGAAAATGAAACAATTAATGAGCTTGTGACACCTCAAAGAATTAAATTTTATGAAGTACCAGAAACTTTGGATACTACCAAGCCTTTCATTGTCATTGATAACTTTCTTGGTCCACAAACTAACGCTTATTTTGCCAACAATAAAGCTTTATCAATTCGGTTTAATTATCAAATTAACGTTGAGAGCATGGATAGAATGACAACCAAACAAATTTCTAAAGCAGTTGAAGAAACAATGAAACAAATTGGATTTGGCCGTCTTGATGGTGGCTTAGATCAATACTTTAACGAAACAAAACGTTTTGTAGATGCAAGGCGTTACAGAAAAAATACACAAATTCACGACACCGATTACTAAGTTGGTGTCTATTTTTTAGGAGGAAAAAATATATGCAAACTTATGGATTTAGCAGAATCACTATTCAACAATTGGACAATGAATTAAAGCCAGTCGCTGGTAAGAAACATGTCATTGATGGCAAGCCAAAAGAAGGGGCCGCAGCAAGCTTTGAAATTACAGGACTAACCAAAGAACCGTCAAAAGTTTTCGGATCAAATATTGCATACTACGTGGCACGTAAAGGGCACGGAGATATTGCAGCAAACTTAGGTATCTTAGATGTACCATCAGCCATTGAACATGAAATGTTAGGGCATAAAAAAGCTAGCGAGGAAAGTAAAGTTTATCATATTGGCGAGGATACAGAGCCACCTTACTACGCAGTATTAATCGAATCAGAAGATTTGTATGGCGAAAAACTTGGCTTCGGTATGTATGCAGGCACATTCTCATTAGATGGTGTCAAAGGCGAAACATTAAATGATGATGACTTTACACCAGAGCCTGGCGAATATGTTTATTCTGCTGTTTCTCGTCAAATTGACGGTAAAAAAGTTACTGTCGGTTTTGCAGATAATTCAGAAGCTCTAGCAGAATTGACAACAGAATTATTTGGTGAAGAAACACCAGCGCCGGAAAAGTAGCAAGCCCCACAGTGGGAGCTGTTACTCCCACCACAGATGGGGCCAATATTGAATTAAGTTAGGAGGACAAGAAATGTCGTTTATTCCACCAGAAAAATTTAGACTTTATAAAAAAGGTGAAACTAATCCTGTTGCAGAAGGTGTTTCACCTTTAGCTATTACAGGAATTGCCGCAAATACGGATGTTTTAGCAGGTGACTTTACTGTTACAGGTGTTGCTACTGTTAACGGTGAAGAAAAAGAATCTGATCATGTCGATGTACCAGTGTTTAAAACATTACCTATTGCAGTAACAGGAATTACCTTGGATAAGACTGAATTAGCTTTAAAAGTTGGTGAAACAGCAACTTTAACACCTACAATCATGCCAGAAAACGCAACAAACAAAGTATACAGTTTCAGTTCTGAAGATACAGCGATCGGAACAGTAACGCCTGTACAGGGAAAAGTAACAGGAGTTGCGGAAGGTGTTACAAAAATTGTTGGCATAACTGAGGACGGTAATTTTACAGCAGAATGCACTTTGACTGTATCAGCAGTAGAATAAAAATTTATTGATTAAGGACGGCTTTAATTAGTCGTCCTTTTTTTGGAGGTTAAAAAATGGAACGTAAAATTGAACTAACTTTACGCATTGATGGCGAAGAAAAAACTTTTACTCAAGACTTTGTACCTTTCTCAAAACGTAATGACTATATTCGTTTAGAGAAAGAAGTAGAAGAAGCAGCGAAGAAACGTGATAAAGAGCCAATACAAAAAGATTATTTGGATATGCAAATTCAGTTTGTCGCAGATCTGTTTGACGAAAAAGAAGTGACTAAAGAATCAATCATGAATGGATTAGATTCACTAGACATCGAAAAAATTTGGGAAATCATACGGTACCGTGTTTTGGGATTCTCAAAAGAAGATGATGAAGAAGCAAAAAAAGCGATGGCGGAGGAAATTTAACTTGGTCCGAACTTTATGGATTACAAGTTGATTTTGTCCGTGATGCAATTACCAATCTTGGTTGGACGATTCGGGATTTCATGAATACTGATTGCTTGGATATTGATGAAATCTTATTGAAGGCACCAAAGAAAAAGAAAACTAAAAAGAAAAAACAAGAGGTGCGACCACTAAGTGAATTAGTCAAGCGTGGTGGCGCATAAAGGGAAGGAGGTAACTAAATGAGTGGTGGAACGCCGTTAGGAAATATGGTCATAAAGCTTGGTTTGGATAGTTCTGATTTTGGTCGTGGTGCAGCAAATGCTAAAAAAGAAGTTCGTTATTTAGCCAAAGAAATGCAAGCTAATGCAAAAATCGCTGATATGGCGGGCAATCAAATGGGCAAGCTTGGCACTCGTTTTGATGGTTTAACTAAAATCATTGGAGCACAAGAGAAACAAGTTGCTGCGCTGAAAAAAGCTTATGACGAATCTTTTGTAGATGGAAAAGCGACAGAATCCACCAAAAGGCTAGCAACTCAATTGCAAGATGCCAATGGAAAACTAGCAAATTATCGATCTCAATTAATTCAAACAGCTGGTCAGATGGCAGAAATGCAAGTCAAAACCACTGGTGCCACTGGCGCCATTTATAATGCCAGCGAAAAAATGATTTCTAGTGGGCAAAAAATGGAAAAAGTGGGCGGAGCTTTAACAAAAGGTATAACTTTGCCAATTCTTGCTGGGGCTGCAGCAGTAACAACGGCTGCTGTAAAATGGGAATCTGATTTTGCAGGTGTGAAAAAGACCAATGATGAAGTTGTGGATTCGACAGGTAAGGTTGTTTACTCATACAAAGATTTAGAAAATGGTCTTCGTGGACTAGCCAAAGAATTACCTTCAAGTCACACGGAAATTGCAAACGTTGCAGAAGCAGCAGGGCAGTTAGGGATTAAAACTAAAAATGTAGTTGGCTTCACCAAGACAATGATTGACTTAGGCGAGTCAACGAACATGAGCGCAGAAGAAGCAGCAACTGCTTTAGCTCGATTGGCCAACATTACAGGAATGCCACAAACGGAATTTGACAAGTTAGGTTCTGTGATTGTTGATTTAGGGAATAACTTTGCGACAACTGAGTCAGAAATAACCGCAATGGGATTACGCCTTGCTGGTGCTGGTCACCAAGTGGGAATGAGTGAAGCTCAAATCATGGGATTTGCGGCTGCATTGAGTTCGGTTGGTATTGAAGCAGAAGCAGGCGGATCTGCATTTTCTAAAGTGATGGTTGAAATGCAATTGGCTGTAGAAAATGGAGCCAATGCATTTGCAGGGTTAGAGAGTTTAAGCCAACAAACTGGTGTATCTATGGAACAGGTTTCTAGCGCTGTTAGAAATGGCGGTAAAGAGTTAAAAAACACTGCTGGTGCAATGGGGTTAACTAGCAAAGAATTAAAAGCAATGCATAAAGAAGCCACCGATGCATCAGGAAAATTAAATGATTTTGCAGAAGTAGCTGGAATGTCTGCAGAACAATTTTCTAAAGCTTTCAAAGAGGATGCTTCAGGTGCTATTATCAAATTTATTGAAGGGCTAGGAAAAACGAAGGAACACGGACAATCTGCAATTGCTGTTTTAGATGATATGGGGATTACCGAAGTTCGTCTTCGTGACAGTTTGCTACGTGCAGCTGGTGCCAGTGATGTATTTAAAAGTGCTGTAGATCGTGGAACTAAAGCATGGGGAGAAAACACCGCTTTAACAGAAGAAGCTAACAAGCGATACGAAACTACCGAATCTCAATTAAAGATGCTTAAAAATGAAGCAGTGGACGTAGGAATCACGTTTGGTGGTCCTTTAGTAAAAGCATTGAGAGATGCGTTGCAAGCGACTAAACCAATGATCAAAACCGTAACGAATTTAGCGGAATCTTTCTCAAATGCTGATCCTAAAACACAGCAAACAATTGTTAAAATGATTGCATTAACTGCTGCAATGGGGCCTGCTATTAAGTTAACAGGTACTTTAACGAAGGGTGTAGGATTTTTAGGCAAGGGCTTTGTTGAGACAATGGCCGCTATGTCTAAAAAAAGAGCGATTGAAGATGTTACAAAAGCTTTTGCAGAGGGTAGTTCTGTTTCTGTTGGATTCGGAAAAGGCATTGCTTCTTCTGGTTCGGCATTAGGAGGATTGACTGCTAAAATCGGAGGAACCACAACACAAATTGGTTCATTGACTAAAGGGTTTAGTTTATTGAATCCTTGGGTGTTAGGTGCAACTGCAGCGATTGGAGCAGGTGTAGCAGTGTGGAAACTCTGGGGAGAAGAAGCTTGGAATAGTTCCCAACGTGTTAAGCAATGGGGAACTGATGTCGGACGAGAAGTTGACAAAACCTTAAACGGGGTGCAAGACAAAACCAAAGCCGCAAATGGTCAGTTTGGCTTATTAAAAGATGGATTTAATCAATCAGATGCTTCTAAAATGGCAGAAAATTTTGAAGTAGCGGGTCAGTCTCTTGAAAAGTCTTTAAATAAAAAAGTAGATGGATTGAATCAATTATTAAAGCAGTTACCAGGAACCGCTACAGACTCAATGAAAGAAATCATTGAGAATGAGAAAAAACTAAATCAGTCTGCTGTGGAAGAAATCCAATCGAATAATAAGCAAATTCAAGAGATTAGACAAAGGGCTGCAAACGAAAATCGTCAATTGAGTGTTTCTGAAGCTCAAATGATTAGTGATTTATCAAAGAATACTGCGGAAGCTTATGTTAATACTCTGGATGTTTCGGCGGAACAAAAAAGAACTATTTTGAAATCAATGACTGGTGATGTAGCGAATGCTACGAAAGAAGAAGCAGAAATATGGTTAAAATCATTAGGAGAGCAAAGGAATGCATCACAGACTCATGCCGCTAAAATGAAAGAAGAGCAAAAAAAATGGTTGAAAGATTGGGGATATAACCTTGATGGTGAATTTGCTCAGAAGTATCTTGAAGAATGGGATAAAATAAACGAGACTACGACTGAAGGTTTTGATAACCAAATGGCGGCCATTGTTGAGAAATTCCCTGAACTAAAAGATAAAATTCATTTGGCTTCTGGACAAGTGATAAAAGAGAGCGGAAATGCTTCACAATACCTTATTGAAGATAACGAGAAGTTATTGGAGAATGTTACCAAAACAACAAATAAAGTTGCTGAAAATGCTAAGAAGAACGCTGAACAACTTAAATATGTTGGTAATGAAGCAAGTGAATATGGGAAAATGTGGAATAATCTTGTTCTTGATCCAAAAACAGGCGAAGTCAAAACCAATGCGCAAGAAGCAGTTAACGAAGCTGCAAATTCTGAAAAAGGATGGAACCAACTCCTATATGCTTCCAAGCATGCCGACCTAAAAAGTAATGCTAAATTAATGATTGCCGAAGCAGCAATTGCTAACGGAAAATGGGACAGCATGACGTTTAAGGAACAACAAGCGCTTTTAGATACAAATGCCAAGAAGACTGTAACTCAGGCATTACAAGCCAACGGAAAATGGGACAAACTTAATTTTGAAGAGAAGAAGGCCATTCTGTATTCTAATACCCCTGAAAAAATAGCTGAAAATATGCTTAATCTTGGACTTTGGGAAGATTACAAGTTACATGACAAAGAAATTAAAGCTGATAACAAAGAGTTTTTAGAAGTACTTAGTGATTCACAAGAAAAAATTGTCAATTGGTCTAATATACCAGATGATGTTAAAGAATTTTATGCAGATAATCAAGATTTACTGACAAAAATTTATGGATCAGAACGAGCCTTTAATGCTTGGAAAAATTTACCAGATGAAAGCAAACTGCTTTTAGCAAATAACACGGATGTGCTACAAAAGATTCTTTCTTCAGAAACATATCTAACAAATTGGAATAACCTTCCAACAGACCAGAAAAAAATGCTTGCCAATAATGATGATTTACTAACAAAGGTAATGAAATCAGAAGAAAGTATGAATGCGTGGAATTCATTACCTGATCCAGTAAAAAAAATGCTTGGTAATAATGAAGATTTAAAAGCAAAAATAGCTGATGGAACATTAAGCGTGCAAACTTATGACCAAGTAAAGCCACAATTAAAAAAATTACTCGGAGATGCTTCCAATGTATCAAATCAATCACAGGTAGGTATTCAAAACTTAAATGCATTTAACGCAAACAATCCAGCACAGAAAATACTACGTGGAGATTCTTCAAATGCACAAGCTGCAGCTCGACAAGGTGGAAATGCATTGAACACCTACAATGCCAATAATCCAGGAACGAAAAACCTGCGAGGAAATGCAGGTGGAGTTGTCGGTGCGGCTTCAAGTGGTAATAGTAGCTTAAATATTTTCGCAGCAAACAATCCAGTTGAAAAACTATTAAGGGCTAATGATCAAGCGAGTGGACCAGCATCTCAAGCGAAAAATGCAGTAAGTGATTTTAATTCTGGCCCTTCGGTAATTACCAAAACTTTAAACGTAGTAGCTAATTTAGGCGCTGGCGTAGCAAAAATTTTAGGACTAGAAACAGGAACCAATAATCATATTGGTGGTCCAGCAATCGTCAACGACCAAAAAGGACATACTTATAAAGAGTTGGTAATTCCTAAAGGTGGCGTGCCTTTCATTCCAGAAGGTAGAAATGTATTCTTACCAGATTTACCAAAAGGATCAAAAGTAATCAAAGCTTCAGAAACAAAGAAACTAATTCCTCATTATGAAAACGGCGTGGGAGTTCCGAGAAACTCTTCAGTTGTTAAAAATCTAATTGCTATTCAAGATTCACATGAATCGAATGATTTTAGCGAACTTGCTTCTCTTATGCGTGAAATGGTTTCTTACTTAAAAGACGGCAATATTAAAAATATGGAAGTAACACAATATATCACAGGTGCAGACACGAAAACACCGAGAGAAACGGCGATGGAAACAAAACGCCAATTGCGTGATTTAGCGAGGGGGTTTAAATAGTGAAACTAGAATTAGTTTATACGAACCAAAATGGGGAGCAACTCGTTTTTAATGAGGAAGCTCCATATTTTTTGCAAAACGTTGAGGGATTAGAAGCACCAGAAAATGTTGTTCTAGCAGAAGAAGTTTTTGGAGAAGATGGCGCAAAAGTTGTTGGAATCCGTTTAAGTACACGTAAACCGTTGCTAGAAGGTACTTTAATTGGAAAAACAGAAGAAGAAATTTATCAGCTGCGCCGAGATATGATTCAAAAAATCGATCTAAAACAAACAGGGAAACTAACTCTTAAAGTCTATGACAAGGAGTATGAAACCGACGTATTACCAATCCAAGCGCCTAGTTTCAAATTATACGAAGATAATCCTTATAAGGTTGACGAATGGAATTTATTTTCTTTACAGTTTGAAGCATTCGATTCTTATTTCCGAGATGTATCGTTTTATAACTCACTGGTTCCTTTGGCAACATTAAAGCCAACGCTTATTTTTCCAATGGTTTTTGTTCAAGGCGAGAAGCATACATTTGGACGCTTTGAATCAGGAAATATCGAAAAGATTGTAAACAATGGCGATGTACAGGTTGGAGCAGTTTTTCATATGAAATGTGTAACAACCGTAACTGATCCGCAGATTTACGATGTGACAAAACAAACCTTCTTTGGATTTAAAGGAACCTTTGAACCTGGAACAAGATTCGAACTTTCAACGGTACGTGGAAATTTGTATGCGAAAAAAATTGTTAATGGTGTAGAAACTAATGCTGTTCCAGAACGTATGGAGGGCAGTAGTTTCTTTCGATTATCTAAAGGAGATAACTATTTACAACTAAAAGCGGCCAACAATTCTCAAAATGGAATTACATGTGAAATGCAATTTACACCATTGGTTAGCGGGGTGTAGCTATGGATTTTATGCCATTGCCTTTTGTAGAGGTATTTCGAAGAAAGTCTGGATTTGATTATGAGTCAACGGCAGTTCTGGACATATGGAAATCAATGAGTGTTAAAGAAAACTTCAAGTCAGCCAATACTTTTGAGACGGTTGTTCTTTTAAAGTACATGCCAAAAGAATTAATGGATGAAGATACAGTGCTATTAATTAATAATTGCTTTTACTACATTGATTCTATTATCTGCGATGATTTGAGCAGTGGATTAATTACAATTTCTGGGAAATCTCTTTTTGCAAAAGCTGGTAAGAGAATTGTTCATCGAATTTACAATCAAACCAAAAGACCAGAGCTGATTTGCTACGATCATTTACGGAACGAAGTGGTCTCTCCGTCAGATGCAAAAAGAAAAATAAGTTACTTATCTGTTGAACAACCGCCAGCAATTACTAATTCAAACATTAGTTATCAAAACAGTTATGGGAATGTTGAAGAAGAAATAGAGGGACTGTGTGAAAGTTACAATTTTGGTTTTGATGAAATTCCTATCTCGAATGGGCGTATTGGTTCAACATCAAACGGCCAAGTTGGAACAAATATTCGTTTTAGAAAAAGTGAAGATGTTTCTAGTGTAGTTCAATTTAGTGCAGAGTTTGAAAATGTCACTAATGAATCATTAGAAAAGAACAACTATGATGAAGCGACTACAGCCCTTATTTATGGAGAAGGCGAAGGAAAAGCTCGTAAACATACTCAAGTAAATAACAATTTGAGTGGCCTCGAACGAAAAGAAATATACGTCGATGCTCGTGACTTACAACAGACTGTTGATGATGTAAAAATGCCAGATGCACAATATATTGCCACATTGCAATCAAGAGGAAAAGAAAAATTAACTGAACAACCAAGAGTTTTGGCATTGAATGGGACTATCAATTTGAATGATAGTCTTTTTGTTTATGGTCGAGATTATAAATTGGGGGATCGGGTAAAACGTATTTCTTCTTTTGGCTATTCAGATACAGTGGTTCTAAATTCTGTAACTCAGACTTGGGATGAGAAAGGCTACCATATTGACGGCGAATTCGGTAATCAAAGTAAAACAATTATTGATGTAATCAAGAGAAAAGGAAAGTAGGTGGTTATTTTTGGCGGAATTAAGTTTATTTTATGATGCCGTTTTGCAAGATGATGGCACATACGATCGTGCTTATACATCGGCAGACTGGGCAAAATACTTTGAAAATATCTTTCGCAATGGCGTCATGATGTCAGTCGGTGAAGCATTAAGAGTGACTGCAGCTGATTCTGTTGGGATGAGAGTTGTTGTAAAAGCAGGCTCAGCAAGTTTAAAAGGTTATCAATATATAAATACGTCTGCTTTTGCAGTACCTATTGACGTTGCTTCTTCAACACAAGATCGAACAGATTCAATTGTTGTTCGTCATGATTTGAACGCTAGACAAGCTTATGTAGCAGTCAAAAAAGGCAATGTCTCTGTAGAGCGCTCAACAGAAGTTTATGAAATCCAACTAGCAACGGTCAAAGTACCAAGGAACAGTTCGGGGATTACTGCAGATTTAATCACAGATAAGAGACCAGATGCAAAAGTTTGTGGTTATTCAACACCTTTTGCCAATGTTTCTGTATCAGGATTAGAAGCACAATATGAAGCAATGCTAAAAAAAATTGTAGAAACCAACAAGACAAGTTATGAAAAAATCCTAAATGATTTTAAAAACTACGTTGCAAAAGCACAAACCGATATGGATTCTAATATCGAAGAAATTATCCGCACAGGCAATGGAAAAGTAAATGCCTTTGATGTTTTAATTCATGAATGGTTTGCAGCTTTAAAAAATGAGCTAGATGCAAATCAAGCATCAAATTTACAGAATCAAATCAATGAAATGAAAGCTACTGAAGAGTTACCAGCTATAGAGCATAATTTACGCGGTTATCCTAATGTACAAGTTTTGTATTGGGAATACGGTATTGGCCTATCAGGATTAGCTAATGAGCCAACAGGTCTAGGCGGTAGCAATGTGAAAAAGATTCCTCACAGTGTAGAATATCTTGATTTATTCAGTTTCAAAGTTAAAGTGCCAATGAACTTTAAAATGGTAAATCCAACAGTAACAAAAATAGATAGTCGAACTATTCGCTTTATTGAAGCATTTAAAGTTATAGAAATTAAATTTTAGGAGGAAAAGAATGTATACATTTAAAAAAGGTGATGCAGACTATCAAGTCATGCTGAACGAAAACTTTAGCGAAATAACGGATGCTTTAGAAAATGGCGCGCTGGTTTCTAAGAAAACTGTTATTAAGGCGCAGGACTGGGATACAGTTTTAGACGAAGGAATTTATACTGTTTTCGGTGCTTCTGGCGCAAACAGACCGTATGCAGGTGCAGTTTATGGCGTTTTAGTCGTATATGCTGACAATACATTTGTTTGCCAAAATTATATGTACAAGGGTGAAACTTATACAAGAAGTCGTCAAGGAAGTCCGGCAACGTGGACTAACTGGACAAAAATTGCATCGACTGAAGATATACTAGCAGAAAACAAAGTTTATCGTTATTTACGCACTTCTTTGGATTTGTCTAATAAAGTTCAAGCAGCAAAAGATGCGATCAATGCAACGGAAAGTAAAGTAGACATCTGTAGAGTTGGAAATATGGTATTTTTCAATATGCGTATAAATGTTAAGGATTATACTAAATTTGGTAATGATATGCCAGTTATTTATGATTTGCCAATGGGTTTTAGAACGCTTGGCGATTTAATCTCAAATACGTATTTTAATAATAGCTTGTCAGTATCACAATGGGCATTTGCACAATCCGCAGCTAAAAACTACATGGCAATTGCAGAGGGATCGCCACAAGATATCCGGTTTGGTAGTTCGCATAATGGAAATACTTATGTACAAGGTTCTTGGCTGACTAAAGACCCTTTCCCGAAAGAAGGTTCTTTAAATGGCGGTACTGTTTCAGTTCTTAACAGATTACATGATGGATCGTTAGCATAATTAATAAATAATACAAATATAGCCGTTTAGAAAAAAGCTAAGCGGTTTTTATTATTGGAGGAATGATTTTGTCAAATGAAATAGTTGTTGCTGTAATAGGATTAGTAGGCAGTACAGTTGGTGCATTTATTGGAGTTGTAGCTAGTGCCAATTTGACAGCTTACAGGATTGAACAGCTAGAAAAGAAAGTAGAAAAACATAATGGGGTAATTGAAAGAACCTTTAAATTAGAAGGTCGAATGCAAGAAGCGGAACATGACATAATAGAATTGAAAGGAGCAAAAAAATGATTCTACCAGATAAGTACTACAAAATCATCAAATGGGGCGTGCTAACAGTACTTCCTGCAAGTTCTGTTTTGGTTGCCACACTAGGCAAAGCCTATGGATGGCAGCAAACAGATATGGCTGTTTTAACTGTCAATGCCATTGCAACTTTTTTAGGAGTAGTAACAGGTGTGTCAGCATATAATTTAAAAGACAAGGAGAAATAAAAATGAAAAAGAAAATTTTAGCAGGAGCGCTTGTTGCTCTGTTTTTTATGCCTACAGCTGTACTTGCCGCTAAAGGAGATCAAGGTGTGGATTGGGCGATTTATCAAGGCGAACAAGGCCGTTTTGGCTATGCACATGATAAATTCGCTATCGCTCAAATTGGTGGATACAATGCCAGCGGTATTTATGAACAATACACATATAAAACGCAAGTAGCAAGTGCTATTGCCCAAGGTAAACGTGCACATACCTACATTTGGTATGACACTTGGGGAAACATGGATATTGCGAAAACAACGATGGATTATTTTTTGCCACGTATTCAAACGCCTAAAAATTCCATTATTGCTTTAGACTTTGAGCATGGCGCTAGTTCTGACGTAAACGCAAATACAGAAACAATTCTGTACGGTATGCGCCGTATTAAACAAGCAGGATATACACCAATGTATTATAGTTACAAGCCTTTTACGTTACAATATGTGGACTATCAGCGAATTATTAAAGAGTTCCCTAATTCTTTATGGATTGCTGCTTATCCTAGCTATGAAGTAACGCCAGAACCATTGTATGCTTATTTCCCAAGTATGGATGGTATTGCAATTTGGCAATTTACCTCAACTTATATTGCAGGCGGTTTGGATGGTAACGTAGACTTAACAGGTATTACTGATAATGGTTATACAAAGAATAACCAACCAGAAACGGACACACCAGCTATTGAGGAAGGTAAAGAAGTAGATAAAACACCTACTTCTGCAGTTAAAGTCGGTGATACCGTCAAAGTGAAATTTAATGTAGATGCATGGGCAACTGGTGAAGCTATTCCGCAATGGGTAAAAGGAAACAGCTACAAAGTGCAAGAAGTAGCTGGAAGCAGAGTATTGCTAGAAGGCATTTTTTCATGGATAAGCAAAGGTGATATTGAATTATTGCCAGATTCAACAACTGTCCCTGATAAACAACCAGAAGCAACACATATGGTTCAATATGGCGAAACTTTATCAAGTATTGCTTATCAATACGGAACAGATTATCAAACATTGGCTAAATTAAATGGATTGGCAAATCCAAATCTTATCTATCCTGGTCAAGTTTTGAAAGTCAACGGATCAGCAGCAAGCAATGTTTACACGGTTCAATACGGTGACACATTATCAAGCATTGCAGTTAAGCTTGGCACGACTTATCAAGAGTTAGCACAACAAAACGGTTTAGATAATCCTAACGTGATTTATCCAGGACAAAATTTAAATTATTAAAAATAACCCCTCCTAAATGAGGGGACGTACATAATTTATTCTTTATATATTATTATTTTCCGATTCAAACGGAGCCTGTATATGTATTGCGGTTAAGACAAATGATAGTAAACATGATAATATATGGATAATTGGATATTAGAAGTAATGATCTGGAATTCTTTCATTAAAGTTGCTTCTTTTGTTGGAAATGTATTATTATTTAATTCATAACATAATTATTATTGACTTCTGAAACATTTTAAGAGATAATTTTTTTAACCGTTATTGAAAGGTTGTAGATTATGATTAAGTATGTAGGTTTTCACGGGACTGATAAAAGTTGTGTCGATAAAATAAAACAAAGTGGATTTGAAACTAGACAAAATTACGAAACAATCCCTTGTGACTTAGGTAACGGGGTATATTTTTTTGTAAAAAAAAGTAAGCATGATGATCCTTGCGAAAATGCACTAAAATATGTAAATAAATATAAAAAAAAGTATAAGAATAGATTAGTTTTAAAAGCAGAAATAAATTTAGAAGACGAGAAACTTTTAGACTTAAACGATGCGGATAACGCAGAACTTTTTTCGAAATTTAAAGAAAATAATTTTGAAAACATAGAAGAAGAGTTAAATAAGTACCTTAAAAATAAGTCGTATTATAGAGGTAATCTTGATGGTATAGTAATAGAGTTGCTCTTAAAAAAAATAAGTATAGAAGTAGATGCAATTTTGAAAGATACATATACTTCGTTTGATCCTATAGAAGAATATAAACGTTCTAACTTTCAAAATGGTAGAGAACTATGTGTACGTAATTGTGCTTTAATAACGATAAAAAATGTGTGCTAAAAACTGATACTTATGTTAATATTATATTGAAGGAAGGGTGATTAGTATGAGTATTAAACTATCTAATTATTTATCAAAAGATAATCTAAAACTTTCTCGGAACGAAATTGATGAATTCTTGGCTGAGTATTTTTATCAAGATGACAATTTTCATAAAAGTTTAGTGTCTATTTTAAGTGTTATGAAAGTCACTAACAAAAAAGAGGTTTGTTACGAAGAAAACAAACAACTTGAAAATACTCCCGAAAGACATAACGACGACTATTACAAAAATTATGTAGGATTAAACTTTGTTAGAGATGAATTCTATATTAGTAAAGAGATAGCTATGGTTGAGGTAGCATAATGGCAACAATAACTTTTAAAGAATACTATTTAGACAAAATAACATATAAAGAAAATGAAAACTATAATCAAGAAAGTGAAAATCCTCTTAAAATAAGTACAAATTTTAACTCTGATATTCTTTTTTCAAAAGATAACGTTTTAGTATCGATAGAAGCAGAACTGGGCGATTTTGGTGATGAGGACTGCCCATTTAAACTAGAGGTAAGTTTAAATGGTTACTTTAAATATACTGTAGATAAAGATGATTCTAATGACGTTGAACAATTAAAACAATTAGTTACTCAGAATGCTTTAGCGATTCTATATCCATATTTAAGAAATGTGGTCTCTGATGTTACATTAAAATCAAATAGATTTCCAGCTTATATTTTGCCAGTAATGAATATAGCAGAATTAATGAAAAAAAAGGACTCTATAAAAATATATGATATTGAAGATTTAAAAAGCAACGATTAATATAAGCCTACTTCTCAAAATTGAGAAAGTAGGCTTATATTTTATTAAATTTTATTTAGATTAATGAATGATATTATCATATTACAGTTGATGTATTTCTTAAATATTTTTGTGTTTTAAGATTACTCCTTGAAAAACAGAACGAACGTTCGTATAATAGTTTCGATAGGAGAGTGTGGAGAAATGGTGAGACGAACTAAAAAAGAGTTTAAACCTTACAATGATTATGTTGACAGGCCATTCGAATTAAAGTGGCCCACAGCTTTTCCGTTGGGTGAGTTAACAGAAGCAATAAAAAATACAGACGAATACCACGCTCGAAATATCGAGCGTTTGCCACAGCAATCCCAGCAGCAAATAGAATATTTTTTAGATCGCTCAATTAAACAAAATAAGGTACTAGAAATTCAGCTGAACTCATTAGATGAATATGATCGCATAAAACCTCATGTGTTCGGAGTTTTTCGTGGAATGGCTGAGTTTGATGTTGTTCTAATTGGTGAACAAGAAATCGATTTTTATGATATAAGACATATTCAGATTCATAATTTCACGAAATGGAGTGAAGAACATATACCTGCAGAAAATCCATTCGAGGAAGAACCAGAACACTGCGAAACAATAGATGAATTTGTGGACGAATATTTCGATGATAAATGGATAGAATAA